ATGAGAGGCAGATTGTTTACAACGGGCGGCATATAACGAAGGAGCAATATCTTAAGGAGAAGGGTATACCTGCATTGCAGACCAACATATTGGGTAAGATCAAACGGGTCGTACAAGGGCAGTTCAGAATGAACGATACCGCGCCGGTATGCAATGCTGTTGATCCGGAGGAGAAGGAATATGCGGACATTATGTCAGCCTTACTCCGGCAGAACATGAAGCTCAACAGGCGTTCAGAACTGGATGCGCGTACTTTTGAGGAATATCTTATATCCGGTCTGCCTATATATAAAATTTCATGGGCTTATCGTCGTGGAAAACTGGACGTGTTCACTGATTATGTAAATCCGAACTTTGTATTCTTTCCTGACAGTCTTGATTTCAATCTTGCAGACATACGGTTTTGTGGTCTCCTTCATGATCTTGACTTCTCCGAGGTGCTTGCTTTGTTCTCACATTCGGATTCTGATGATATAAAGTTGAAGGAGATATATAACCATTGCCTTGATAATGAATATATCGCCTCGCAGTTCAGCCGTGACACACGCACGTCACAGATTGAATCCACCGATTTCTACTATCCTTCGGAATTCGGAAAATGCCGTGTTATTGAATTATGGACGAAGGAGAGGAGGAAGGCCTGGTTTTGTAATGATCCCTTGGAGAGTGAGCCTTATTTTGTTCCTTATGATCAGAAAGAGAGCATTAAGGAAATAAACCGTAGCCGTCTTGAACTTAATATAAAACGTAATCCTGATGGATCCCCCATGCTAGATACGGACGGGGCTCCCGTTACATTCATGGATCCGGATAAATATGCGGCCGAGAATCTGATCACTTATGAACGGAGAATCGAGACGTATTGGTATTACCGTTATCTTTCCCCGGACGGATTTGTGTTGGAGGAAGGACAAAGTCCGTATTGGAATGGATCCGAATCTTTCCATCCGTTTGTGTTCAAACCATATCCCTACATTGACGGAGAATTTCATCCGTTCATATCTGAAATTATCCCGTCTCAGGAATATTTCAATTACTACATGGTAGCCCTTGATTTTTATATTCGTAATGCGGCCAAGGGTGTGTTGATGATAGATGAACAGTCCTTGTCTGACAACATGAGTATAGAGGATATAGCGGAGCAGTATGTGAAGAGTAACGGCGTAATATTATATACAAGCAAAAGATCTGGCAATGCCCCTGATACAAAGACCGCATCATCCATTCCGGGAGGCTTCGACTATATCATACAACTGTCACGTTCCATGGTGGAGGACGTGTCAGGAGTCCAAGCGGCACTACAAGGTAAATCGGGAAGTTCTGAGAGCGGTGTGCTTTATCAGGCAAAGGCCGCACAGGCCTCATCATCCATACTGGATCTTATAAATACATTCAATTCATTTCTTACTGAAGTGGCATATAAGGTAGTAAAAGTGATGCAATGTTTCTATACAGGCCCGAAAGCGGTCAATGTCGCCGGTGAATCCATTCCCTATAATATGGATACAATGTATGATATTGACATTGATATCTCAATTAGCGAGGATAGCGACAGCCCAGTATACAGGGCGTTGACAAACCAGCTTTTAATGGCACAGGCTGAGAAGGGGCTTATACCGTTCAAGGCGGCATTGGAAGCCGGCAATTTCCCGAACTCCAGTAAGATTATAGCGGTACTGGAAAGATATGAGAAACAGTTACAGGAGCAGCAGGCAGCGCAACAGATGATGTCATAAGTAGTGATTGGAAATTTTAATATTTCTTATAATGATGGATTATACAATAATTAAATGGTGAATGTAATGGAGATAGATATTGCAAACATTATTAGTGCTGCCGGAACATTGCTGGCAGCTTATTTCGCCTATAATCAGTATACCAAAAACAAGCTGACTGATTTGAAAGTGGAATATTTTAAACAAGAGGAGAAAAGAAGAAGTTACCACCGCAGCGAAAATTCCGCCAAGGTGTTCGGTGAGCTGTGGCGTGTACTTTATGAAACGAAAGCAGACAGGGTATATATCGTACAACCCCATCCTTTGGGGAATATAGCTTTTCTTTCGGTGCAGTTCGAGGTAAAACGAAAAGGTATAGCCGGGATGCGTGAAAGCATTCAATCACTTCCCATGAGTGAAGTGGCCGTTTTTGCAGAAAATCTCGCAAAGAATCTTTTCATGTTCTATTCAGATATTGATAATCAGGTTAAGGATAAGGTTGCCAAATCTCTATTATCAACAAATGGATGCAACAGCGTCGCTATTAAACGGCTTAATTCATCTCAAGATTGGGTTGGAAATATATTTTGTGAGTTTACAGATGAAACGGATTTAAATGAAGATGAACTTCATAAGGTCTTGCATGAAGCAGCGGTTAACATACAATATATCCTGCCGGAATTCAAAGAAAATAAAATCGAATAATTATAATTAATGAGTAGTATGGCTGACGTAAGAAAACTTGCACCGTTTATCCTAAAGTGGGAAGGCGGTTTTATTGATGATCCTGATGACTTGGGCGGAGCTACCAATATGGGGGTGACTATCGGAACCTATGAGGCATATTGCCGAAAGAAAGGATATTCCAAGCCTACAGTTGAAAGATTGAAAAATCTCACAAAAGAGGAATGGACGGAAATCTTGAAAACCATGTACTGGGACAGATGGAAGGCTGATGAGATAAAATCGCAATCAGTTGCTGATATATTGGTTGATTGGGTCTGGGCATCCGGTGCGCACGGAATTAAGATTCCTCAACGTTTGCTTGGTGTTAAGGTGGATGGCATTGTAGGTCCCAAGACCATTGCCGCGGTAAATGCCAAGAATCCGCGTGAGTTGTTCGACATAATCAAGATTGCACGGTTTGATTTCATTGAAGATATTTGTCATCAGCGTCCGACCAATAATAAATTTAAGAGAGGCTGGATGAACCGTATCAATGATATAAAATTTGAGAGATGAGACAAAGAATCTATATATGGATTGCGGTAGTGATAGTGCTTTTATTTGTCTTTTCGTGTAAGACCAGATATGTTCCTGTGGAGATCAAGACAACGGAAACAGTGGAAGTACATGATACCACCATAACAGAAAGACTGGTCCCATACAAAGATAGTACTGCGACACGTGACACTGTATCTTTTCTTTCCAACCCTTATGCGTACAGCTGGGCTAGATATTCAGGTGGAATATTGCAACATTCGCTGGGAATATGGCCAAATTCGGTACTTATAGTAACTGTACCTCATTATATGACGGTAACCAAGCGAATCGAAGTACCTAAGATTGTAGAGGTGGAGAAAAAATTAAACTGGTGGCAAAAAACAAAAATAGAGATAGGTGGATGGTCTATGATAATGAATATATTGCTTATATCTATGATGATTGTCAGATGGTTAAGAAAAAAAAGGAGGTGCCCGTAATTTATAGATTGTATTTTTTTCAATTCAGTCTTTCGTTATAACAAAAATCTTCGGCGGTCCGGATTGTAAGAAAAGGACCGCACGCTCCTTATCAGGTAGAAGTCGCTAAGGAGAAACAATACGTCGGAACAAGAATTGTTTTGCGGTCCCAGACTGCTTAACAATTTTCCGACGTATTTTGTTTATCCAAACAGTGATTATATGAAAAGTGATGAAATATATAAGGATGTATTGCAGGTTGTCGCTTCAGTGACGGGAATATCTGAAACAGGTATTATACATAGCAATAAGGAGGAGTGTGCGAACGCCAGATATCTTCTTGTGCGTTATTTAGCCAAGATTTTCTCTGATACGGAGATAGCGTCATTGACTAACAGGACCAAACAGGCTGTCGGATCGATGCGGCGGAATGCTAAAAAACAAGGGGTATGGATTGTGGAAAACAATTGGAAAGAAATAGTAAATAAATTGGAAAATAAATATTTTATTTGCAAGTAACTTATTCCGTAATTTGCCTTTGCGGTCAATATTGACCGTGATATGTAAAATCATGATTATGGATAATGTAACAGGAATGAGCATCCAGGAATACGCCGCAATGCGTGAGTTGGAGTGCGAACACAAAAAGGGATGGGGCGCTACCGCCGCTATCTGGGTTATCGCTGCTGTGATTGTTATTGCCTTCTTCGTGTACAGTTGGCATAATAACTGTAATGAAAAAGTACAATTTGCAGTAGGGTTGGCTAATCTGACAGGACGGGTTAACTGTATGGAACCTGATGTTCGTTGGGCTGGGCAGCAGTTGTATGCTGCTAACGGTGCAATTTCCGCTACCGTTCAGGGAGTGGGCGACATGAAGGCCAATTTCGGTGAGCAGCTGTTCCAGTTGAACAAGGAAGTCTTCTACAATGACGGTTGTGGCTGTGGCCGTGGCAGAAACGGAGGTTGTGGCGGTTGTGGAAACCGTGAGTTCCGACAGACATCTACATATAACTTGGCCAGTACCAATGTTACGGTGGATGAAACTTGCCGCAATTGATTTCGTGAGGGTGGGGATTCCACCCTCATTTATTATTAATCGTAAAAAAGCTGGACTATGTTTAAATCAAGAATAGAAATTAGGGA